TTAGTTCCAGATGCTCCTCTGATGGTGACTACTGTTTGACCATAACCATTAGATATTGCTTCGTCTGGTATGTCCAGTCGATATACACCGGGCATTGTTACAGCGTTAACTTCTGCAAATCCACCGCTTATCCAAGGTTGAGTAATTGTCCGAGCAACGAGTGGTATTGATTGATTAGCAGAACGTGTTTTGTTGTAGTAAGCCTGTAAACCAACAGTAGTAGCATTTAAGCCTGTTGCACCAAGATAGACTTCTATACTTTGAGACGTAGAGCCTGACGAAATACTAATAGTTGTTGACTGTACATCCACCGGTAAATTTGCTACATAGCCGATATTAACCGGGACATTAGTGATAAGCCTGTAAGTTCCAGCACCAGCGTCAGGTTTAGGACCTGTCCACGTAGCACCGTAGAAATCGGTTGTTGGCGCACCAGTGATATTTCCAAAGTTTGCGTTTGGGGATGAGGCATAGGACGTGAATGGTTGTACGTTATTAAGACCCCACAAGAGTGTTTCAAAAACGTCAATTCCAATGTCTCCAACAACACTTGACGTTCCATTATCTACTACACTAGCACGTGCAATTTGACTCAACAACCGATTGTTATTTTCAATAATTGTATTAGCAGTACCCACTGATTGAACATCGGTGTAATTCTGAAAAAATAAACAATTGCGTACGGTAGTGGGGAATGTAAGACTGCCCGGCTGTTGCAACATGCCATAAAATGTTCCGCATACAACACAGTTATAGATTGCAACTTGTACGTTTTCTAAAAACAGTGATGTGTTGCTTTGACCTATAAACATTGAATCTGTGATGCTAGAACCATCCGCAACACTTTGTCCCGTTATATATAATCCCTGATTACCACCAAAGAAAACACATCTTGAAATTGTAAAGTTTACTGCGGTGCTAGTTGGGCTAGTGAGTCTTATGATGTCGTTTTGTTTTTTGCTTGCGATAAATGAACACCTTGTTAATTTCAAGTTTGTACAAGTTGTAAAACTAATTGCCGCACTGTTACCGTATGCAAATTTGATATTTTGAAAATGAAGAAAGTTCTTTGTTGTTGCAGACATTAGATTGCCTGAATATCCAGTCCCCGCAAGTGTTGCATTGTAGTTGGTAATAACTACTGGACCCGGAGTCAAACCACTGAATTGAGCAACGGTTGGGTCACCGATAATATTAGTTTCGACTGTAGGGTTCGGCATTGTCACGTTTATAGTGTCAGTGTAAACACCGGGTGCGATGTACAAAGTGTCACCACTTGCAAATCCAGACGAACTTGAAAGTGCATAAGCAATCGTTGCCCATGCCGTCGATGGTGAATTGCCTGAGACACTATTATTGCCACCTTGCGCGGCTGGCTTTACATAGTAGGTAGCCATTAGTTAGCCCTCACTATCATCTTCATAGGTCCAAACACTACTATGTTGCCACCTATCGTCCTAGTCAACGTCACGTTATACACACCAGCCGTATTCGTCACTAGTGTTGTCAACTGGAACGTACATCTACCATCAGCGGCGTATACAGGCACACAAACATACGTAGCAATCAACGAGCCTATAGCGTTGTACACCTTAGCCTCTACAGTCGCTCCTGAGATGTCTACACCGTTCTCGTTAGCATCTACTAACTGAACAGATACAGGTGCTTGTACGCCTTGCACGATGTCTAGTGGTTGGTCAGAACCTAGTCCATCAGCGATGACTTTGAAAGGTCCAATATGCACGATGTTTCCTGCTATGCCTTGCATATTACAAGTAACAACTGCACCGTTCGTCGTGTTAGCACCACCTACAAAGATAGTCACGTCATCAGCACCAAAGTCGAATGCGGCGTTAGGTACGTCTAGTCTGTATGTGCCACGAGCGTATGGAGCAGATACTTCACAGAAGCCACCAGAGACGTAAGAGCCAGTCGGTGTCTGTGCTACTAGAGTGATAGGTACTGATGCTTGTCCATTACGTGTGTAGGATGCATTTATGTTTAATGTTGTGTGTGTAAGACCTGTTGCTCCAAGGTAGAGGTAGAGAGAGCGGGAAGTTTCACCGGGAGCGATTGTGATTGCTGAAGTGTTGCGTTCTATTCCTCCGTTATATCCAATCTGCGATGGTGTTGAATTGATAACACGATACGCACCACAACCGGCATCAGGAGATGCACCAGTCCACGTAACACCATACATATCGGTTGCAGGTGCGCCGGTTGCCGTACCAAAAGCGATGTTAGGACTACCTTGAAGCGATGTCCAAATCTGCTGGTAGTTCATGCCTTGATTAAGTAGATAAGTATAGTCAACACCCTGTGCGCCAGTAGTTACGGAGTTTGCGCCAGCCGGTACATTTGCACGACCACTACCTATCAGGCGATTAAAGTTTTCCGTCATTGTTCCAGCCGTTGTAGTTTGCATAGCAAAACCTGAATAGGACAGGAATAAACTATTTCTAACAAAAGATGGAGTACCTGTTGTGTTAGCCCTTTGAACGACTCCGTTGGCTGATTCAAAAAATGTACAGTTAATACACGAAAAGTTTGTGTCATTAACATCAAAATTGTTACTAGTGCAAGCAAAGAAACTATTTGTAATACTAGTTGAATCTAATATATTTCTGCCGGTTAAATAAATACCAATTGCACCACCAATAAAAGCGCATCTGGTTATAGTTGCGTCCACTGGTGCAGCCACAGCAGATGATATTTGCAAAAGCCTGTGACTACGATTACTGCTAACCCATTGACACTTTGTAAATTTCGCATATCTGGATGTATTTAAAACAATTATATTTGCGGAATCAGATGCCCACCAAATGTTTTGAAAATGAAGGTAGTCTTTAGTGGTGCCTGTAATCAAAACGCCAGATGTTACTTGAGTGGTTCCGGCTGCATTCCAAGCCGAATGGTACACAGGTCCGGGAGCCATACCGGGAAATTGCAAAGCCGTCGGGTCACCAATGATGAGCGTTTCAGCGGTAGGGTTTGCCATGTTTATGGTTACTGATTCATTGTATGTACCCGGAGCGATATACAAAGTATCTCCAGATGCAATGCCTGTAGCCCCTAAAGCCTTACCGATGGTAGCCCACGCATTAGATGGTGATGTCCCTGAAAGTAAATCATTTCCTCCATCGGATGCCATCTTTACGTAATACGTAGCCATTATTCAGCCGTACCTTGCACAATCTCTTGTGCCATCTGAATAGCGAACTGCATCACATACCCATACTGAAACTGCTCGTCTTTACTGAGCCAGAACTGATTGATAGACGTGCCGTCCTCACCGTACGTATCCAGCACATTACCTAAGTCATCTTCAATGTTGCCAAACACTAACCAGTCGTTGTTCGGTTCATTCTTGTCGATATGGAACTGCTGTAGGTTGATACCGCTACGTCCTACCTTGTCAGTAGCAATGACGATAGCAAACTGCTGTGCGATACCCAACTGGAACGCATCATCCTGTTGGAACCACCACTGCATGACCGTAGTGCCATCTTCGCCAAACGTGCCAATAAGATTACCGGCATCATCTTCAATATCGCCAAAGATAATCCAGTCACCGACGTTCAGTGGATACGGTTCTATACGAAAGTTCTGTAGGTTCATGTTACTTTTTTACCTGCTTCCATTTTATTCTATGCCAAAAGAATGCCCATGAAAACAGACCAGCCAAACCACAATTTAGCACTATCTCAGATGCTGGAGGAGTAGATAATGACAACACGTTCATCAGTGCTCCAGCGGCTGTCATTGCCAAAGAAAACTTTATCCACGTCCGTAGATAAAAAGGCATAGATGATACAGGGTTACTCTCGGCTTGCAGCATAGCGATAAAGCCAGTTATGGATACTGCGATAATGCCAGACGCTAAGGCATTAATCAGTGTTGCCATCTTTCTCTACCTTTGCTGTTGTTTTTGTTAATTGCAACTTTTCAGTAATGAACTCAACACCACGCAAACCCAATGTACCCATCAAGAAGCTGAGTCCTAACATATACTTTGGGTCAACTATCTTCAACTGGTCAGCGATGATAGGAGTCAGGTAGGTTGCACTTGCTGTACCGGACAAAACTGCTATCACTAGACCACCAATGTTCTTATGACTTTGGCGTGAGACTCCAACAAGACTACCGAAAAATCCCGCTACAATCTGTTGTATCTCGTCTGAGCTCAGACCTCTATCAAATGACATCTTCTGTCTCCCGTGTCGCTTTATTACGGCTGAGCACCGTGCCGACAGTTGTTATTTTCATCTCTTCTTCAAGTTGCTGGATAGCCGCTTGCTTAGCACTTGCAAGTTGAAATGTTGGTGTGTCTTTATCCTGACGCATGAAGAAGGCGATACACGCACTAACGGCAGCAGGGATGCCACCTTGGAGTCCTTCAATACAAGAGACAGTAAGGGCTTTCATAACCAAACCAAAAGATGCAGTGTCGGGTATATGTTGAGTCTTTCAACTAGCGTAGAACTCAGGTCCAAAGCCGACCATATAAGCACCTAAGGCAATCAAGATTAAACGTCCGTAGGCGATGTTCATAGAGCATCAACTCCGTTATCAGAAACAACATCAGCATCAGCAATAAGTAGTAAAGCGTCTGAACGACCGTAGTCAACAGACTTGATATTAAAGACCCTTTGCCTCATCGTCCCACTCAAGACTTTAACTCTGTCCTTGGGCATCAGGGAGGCTCCTGTAGGCATATAAATCTGCCAGTTGCTCCTAGCCTGTAGTACTCCACCTTCAAGGGATTCTTTACCGTCGCTAAAAACTATTCGTGCCTTGACTGATTCGATAATTCGCCAATCAGATGTGATTCCGCCCATGCCATCAGACTGGGATAAGTCACGAAGGACTTGTACATCCGTATCGCATGCACGGCGTACCATTTCAGCACGGATTGGTGATAGAGCATCTTGAGTAAACATAGACAAGGTAGTTGTACACAAAGTCTGAACACATATCTATGGAATATGCGTTGACAGTTGTTGTGGCGGGGTCTAGGCGTGCCTTGTACAAACAGAAAGACCTACCAAAAGGTAGGTCTTTCTTAGTAGATGTTGTAAGGACGGTATCTTTCAGCCGTCTTCATACAGTTGTCGTACAACTGATTCATCTTGATGTCAACAGACTCATCTTTAGAGTCGGCGTATTCAGTACAGCGTTGTGCCTTTAGTAGCCATCCACGCCAAGCGGCTCGCTTGACATCGTAACGCTCTAACCAAGCAGTACCGTCATCTGCCCATTCACACGTGCCGTCAGTTTGGAGTTTTCCCTTGTATGGATTTGTTGTCCATGAAGGTTCGGTTGCCCCTGTTATTCCGGCTCCAATACAAACATAGATGCGACCATTTCGTGTAGCCGGAAATACTATGTCGTCAACTTGATATGCGGTATTTGGTTCCCAGAGTAGTCCACGCCTACTTTCATCAACAAGAGCAAGTAGGTCATCAGACGATAAAACTGGTTGCCGTTCTGAACTGCACATACGTACAAGTTCTAGTGCGATTTCTTCTCTTGTTTTCATGATGATAAATAAAAACCGGGTGGGCGTTTAACCCACCCGGTAGTTGAGCGATTACAGAACGATTTCTGCACCGGTGACGCCACGGGTAGCAGCGGTGGAAGGTGCTTCCTTCTGTCGGGACAGTTCGCCCCATGCAGCAGCCAACGTTGCACCAGCACCAGCCGTAAGAGCCAGTTTGATGAAACGCTTACGCTTGCGGGTGTCCAACTGGAATGCCCAAATCTTGCCGTTGTCGGTTGTGCCCGTAACGGTAAGAGCAGTCGTACCAGCGACGTCAGCGTAGCCACTATCGACATCCGACTCAGTCAACTTAAAGTTGCCAGCGGTGATGTTTGCACCAACTGCACCAAAGTAGACATAGACGGTTGCCCAGTCAGCCTTTACGCCAGACTGAACAGTGTCAAGTGCAATCGTTGTAAATGCGGCACCGTTTGCGGAAACGGGTGCAAGCATCGTCATGATTTTGCTATCTTGTGAACTAACCATAGTTATTTCCTCCAGAGGGACTTTTCAGCCCCCCTGATGATTCAGTGATTACTACGAAGCGGCAGTAATCAGACCAACG